AATTCAGATGCAATTGTGGCAAACCCAACAATTGTCGCACAAACTGCCCAGGCTTTAAGTTCAGTAAAAGATGCCGCAAGGATTGCTGGAATAGATCGTGCGAACATGTTTGATTTTGAAAAATTGCAGCTACTGTGCCATCCCATTGTGGATCCATTCCTCCTTTAGTATCCCTTTCTTCAAATAAAAATTTTTGATTTTGGATTTGTTCCTCCAGAATCAATATTTCTTTTTCAAGATCTTTGCATATTTCTTGGTAGATGTTTTCCATTTTTTATCTCAATGAGTCCCCAAGAATTTGTGCGACTATTTGGTGAATGTTTGTGATGTTTCCCATCATTAGCTTTTGAACCAATTCTCTTCTTACTTCCATGTTTGCTTGTTTGATTCCTGATTGACTTGGATTTTCATCACCCCAAATTTCAGTTTGAATATTATATAAATTTCCTTCACTGATTTGTTTCATCACAATTATTTATAAATATCTATATCATGTACGACTTATATCAAACAGGCAATACACTACCAGTTGGAACCGGATTTCGTCTACCAAAACATAAGGGAATTTTATTGTCAAGTAATACTGTTAATGGTGCTGCATTTTATTTTTTAAATGACCAAGGAAACACTTTTTTAGCTGGTTTATCATTCGCTGCGGGTTTTGAAATTCTTCCAATACAAGTTTGGTCTGTTCATACTCTCGGTTCAGGACAAACTGCATATCGTTTGAATTAATCATGTTCAAGGAAGTTCGTTGTCTGATAACGAACAACACCATAAAAAAATCTGAATGGAGATGGCATTCATGGGAATTGGATGCTCCAATATCCGCTCCTGGACTTGCCGAACTTGAGCATCGCAGGTTTGATCCTGATGATGAAATGGCAAAAATTTTATGGGAAGAATGGTGCTGGACCAGGGAAATCGGATACCCAGATCTTTGATTACCGAGTAGTCTTGTACAACCTATTAATGAACTGCTGTACGTTGAGAGGAAGAGCTGAATTTCTTTGGAATCTTCTTTGAGGTTCAATCACAAACTCACCTGTTCTTGTATTGTAAGTTGGCATCGTTGTTCTTGAGACTATATTCGGATCTAAAATGCCAGTACGGGCTTCTGCATCATAATACATGTCTATGGGAAACTGTCCTCTTTGGACATCTGAAATCGGTGCAACACGTACTTGAGGTTCACCATAAAGCTTTGTTGCCATTGTGGTGGGCATGGTTTGTGCCAAATTTATTTTAAGATAGTCGTTTAATTTTTGACCAGCATTCTGTGCTGCTGTTACAATAGCATTTATTCCTTGATTAACGGGTGCACCAAGACCTCTTGTAATCTCTTTTTTCCTTGGTGGTTTCGCTGTCATTGTTGGTTGTTGTGCGGCATTTCCTCTTAAAGGAATTCCTGCAGATGTTATTATATCAAATCCTATAGATGTTGGTGATGGCAGCGGTCCAAGTTCTGCTCCGCTGCTTTTTATAGCTCTTGGTATTGTTGGTTCAGGAATTTCTTCAAATTTTCCTTCATCTGGTGATGCCGGGACTGTTTTATATTCTTTTTCATCTTGTGATACCGATACCGGCGCTGGTTCCGACGCAAGCGCAGGTTTTAGTTTTCTGCGCATTGTGTGATATTCAAGAGAATCATATGCCGGGCCTTGGCCCACACCTGTAGTCGGAGGAACATTAAGTTGACCTCTTGAATTCAAGTCAAAGAACAATCTTTGGTCATCTTTATTCATTGCATCATATGGATGCCCGAATGCATTTTCAAAGTCACCATACGTGACATTATACATTCCGCTTATTCTTTTTGCTTGGCGTCTTTCAGCATCAACTTTAGCAGATGCATCTCTAGACTGCTGGAAAAGATTTTCTAGTTCTTTTGACTGTTCTTCCGTTCTGTTTGATGTATCATAAACTCCTCCAGGACCGCCAGCTGTATCTATCATAGTATCAAATGCTATTTTGGCTTTTTTATAGGCATCTTCCTCTGCTGGTGTATTGAATTTTGGTCCAGAAGTAAATAGCTGTCTTCCTCCTCCAACAAATTTTCCAACTCCTCTGCGCTCAAGATCTTTTAGTTTTTCTTTTCTTTTCTCGGCCTCTTTTATTTTTCTATCTGCATCATAATCATAAGCACTTTTAATTTCAAATTCTCTTGCTTGGTATTGACTAAGTTGTTCTGGATTTGATGGATCAAAGGGATTATCAAGTTTTGCTTGTAATTCTTTTATTCTATCCTGTAAATTGTTATCCACAGCTCCCTCGCCAGCTTGTCTTTCAGCAACACGTTGAAATCTTGCCAAAAGTTCTTTGTCTTTTTTCATTGAGCTTTTGCTCATTGCCGCTTGCATTGTTGAATTTACAGACTTGAGTCCTGTTGGAGCAGATACTGGAGCAGATACTGGAGCAGATACTGGAGCAGATACTGGAGTGAATGTAGTGGGAGGAGATGAAGGTGTCCCAAAATCATCAAATACTTTAAATCCTGTTGTAACAGTGGAAGGATCAACTCCTCGGTCTCTCAAATAATCATCAAGTTCTTTTTGAATTGGAGAAGCACCAAGTTCACTTGGGGTCTCTTCTGGTTTTGTTTGACCTTTTCTACCCGGAACTTGTTCACTCAAAAGCCCAGAATAAAACAAATCATTAAAGTTTTTCATCTACGGCCTCTAAGAATTCTTGCGATTGTCTCCATTTCTCCCACTGGAAGCATCCCCCCCTCAACTTCAACTACTGATTCCGGTGGTTCAGCAGACAATTCTTGCTGTCTAAGTCCTTGGTAGTCCCTCAAAGCACTTCTTCCTGCTTCTCTTTGTTGAACTGCATTTTTTCCAGCTTTTTGTGCTGCCAACATGGCTTGCTTGGCAACATCTACCATTTGCTTTCTTTCGAATGCATCGCGAGCTGTTTTGTCTGACATGCCACTTCTGGCTGCATTTAAACGAGCAACTTCTGCATTTGCTGCTTTTGGGCTGGGAAACTGTGCAGCTGGATGAATTCTTGGTTCTGGATCTGCCATTTCCCAGTCAATGGCGTCATTTTCAACGGCTTGGGAATTTCCAGCTGGTTGTGCATTTACTGGTCCCATTGATCTGGCACCATTTGCAGCTGCCGTTGCTGCTCTCATTTTGGCAGCAGATGCAGTTGCTATTTCTTGCTTTATTACAGATGCTGGTGCCTTACCAATTTCACCGATGTCATCTATGGGATTATCTGGAAAAACAGTTCCAGGTCTTTCAGCAATATGTCTTCCAGCATCAAAAAGTTGTGGAGCCATGCTTCTTGCTATTTCTGGGGTCATAATTTCCATGTCATTCATCAGACGACCCAAACCAGCAGCTGCAGTTTCCTGTGGAGTTAATTGTTGAGATGCTCTTTCTATCTGTCCTGGCAAATAATTTGAAACTCTTCTGCTTGGTCCTCTGTTTGCCTCGTTCAAAGTATGGCGCTGCATTATTCCTGCATTATTGCGACCCCTTGCAGTATCAATAAATTGATTTGCATTTGATCTCATGTTTTGAGAAATTTGAAATCCATTTAATGAATTTCTGTAAAGATCAGCTTCAGACATGTACTTGGTCATCAATGCACTTTTGTTAAGTTCATGAATCCAAGAATAATAATTTACTTTCTTTGCCATAAAATTATTTAGATTTGACTTTAATTGGCTATGTTATATAATAATGACATGGAAGCAATACATGGTGCCGGAAAAGGCGATTCGTACAGAGAAGTCAATATTCAACAATATTCCAAAAATTGGGATAAAATTTTTAGTAAACCAAAAAAGAAAAAGTTGACAAAACGCAAAAAGAAAGCATAATAAAAGGATGCCTAATTCAAAACAACGCATTACTGCCCGTCGTCACAAAAAGCGCAAGGATAGAATTTCACGAAATCGTGCAAAGAGCCTCATGAAGGCAAAAGTTGGTACACTTCGCAAGCTTGACGCGATTGGCCAGCTACCAAAGTCAGTCAAGCAGGAAAGATTGCCAAATGGCTAAAACTGAAACCCAGATGAGTCTTGCGGATGTTCGCAAAAAGTATGACTCTATTGATTGTTTTTTTACTTATTTTGATGGTGACAAGTCTACTTTTGATTTTTATGGAACCGATGCCTCCGGAAACGAGGTTAGAATTTCTCTTGGGGGATGTCCCGCATGGATAAAGAACATCTCCTTTGGCCCAAATGATCCACTAAATATTACTGATGCCCTTGAAAGGCATGTTCGATACATTTCTGTTACCGACAACCGTAGCAAAGTGGTATACGAGCAAATTTTTGACACAAACTAAGGAAAACATGAATAATTCAGACTATAATGATTTTAATCAATGGCAGAATGGCGATGAAGAGGAAATGAACAATCCCAACAACTGGAATCCAAAAAGCGGTTTCTTTTATTATGGGCCAATGAGCGACAATTTCAAGAATCTCTGGAAAGACCTAAACGGAGAAAAGCCTGGCGATTTTGTTGAGAACATGAAGGATTACCTAAACATGAACGACATTTTGAATCAATGGGGCAAGGAATTGTCAAATAAAAACATTCCAAAGAAAATGCCAAAGGGCAAACCATCTAAGACTACTAATTTTAGCCAAGAAGATTATCTAAAGCTAATTGAAATTCGTGGTTACCTTGCCATCACGGAGCAATATGCTCACGTAAAGGCACTGGATAAACTTATCAATCATATTCAAATTATTCCGAAAGGAACAAAATGAGCGACTATGTTCCAGGATCTGCGTACAGCCAAGGATATCAATCAAGAATGAAAGGCCAGCCCAAGACAAATGGGCTAAATGGAAATGAAGTCTATAATACTGAGTGGCTTGCTGGATGGGAAGATGCTCACAAAAAGATTATAGATGAGGCAAGATCCAATGTTGGCATTGAAAAGTTTCCAGGAAGCTTTATTCAAGATTAAAGTCTTCCATATTTTTTGACCATTTCATAAAATCTATCAGCAACTTCTGATCCATATAATTCTTTATTGCCCATTATATCCTCTGGAGATATAGTGTAGGCATTTTGTAAATCATTTCCTAAATTAGCTAACATTGTTTTTGTCAATGCATCTGAAGTAGTTGTTATTGATGGTTTAACTTTTGCTGGTTCTGGTCTACGATTTCTTATTCCTTTTTCATAATCTTCCAAAGCTTTTTGCCACTGACCTATTCTTACTCCTGATGTTGATCTTCCAAGTGTATTTATTCTAAAAGTTTTTCCGGCCAGATTTTCTGTTCCACGTAATAAATCTGTTACTTGTTTTGGTGTAAAAATTTTTCCAGGAGCTGATCCGGAAATTATTGGATATTTTGCCAAAATTTTTCTTGCAGCAAGATCTCTTGCCTTTGTTTGAAATCCAGGAGATGATCTTACTTTTTGTACTGCAAGATTTGCTTTTGCAATTTTTTCTGGGTCTTCCTCAAAATTAACATTTCCACCATGTTCTATTGCGGATCTCCACAATTCAAAGGGATCTTCCTCATCAAATTCTTTTTCAAAATCAGAGGATGTAACTTCAGTTTGAGAAGACCATCTTGCAGATTTTGCGTCAAACAAAATTGGACTAATTCTTCCACCAGTGTCTCTTCCAAGAAGTATTCCATCATAAGGACTGCTGTTTGATGTAGATCTATTTGCAAAATGACTCATCATAGTCATTGTGTCTGATGCCAATCTTCTGTCACTTGGATCTGGTGAAGAAATTAAATCAGAAAGTTCAGAACCACTGGTAAAATTTGCTTTAATTGATGTTTGTCTTTCAAACCTTTCAGAATTTTGTTTAGCATTTTGTAATGCCTGGTTTTGCAAGTTTAAAACTTCTCTAGCTGAATCTTTGCTCGGTTCAACTCGATTTTCACCAGTATTTTGCACTATATCTGATAATTCATCTCTATTTAAAACTATGTCTTTTGCTTCTTTTAAAATTGGAAGATCCTTCAGAAAAAACTCCTCTGCAAATGATTTCTTGTTTGCAGCTGGCAACCAGTGAACCTCACCGGTTTCTTCATCTCTTATTGCAATCTTGTTTTGTGAATTCCTGTATCCAAATCTGCGAATATAATTTCCAGTAGGCGATTTAGGATATGAATTGGAAGCCTTGAACATTTTATATTCTTTGCTTGGCATGGCAAACATTTCAACTGCTCCAAACATGTTGACAGGTCCACTACGTGTCATCATGTCTCCTAATTTTGGATCGTATCCTGATACTGATCCCTTATTGGTGTTTTGGGAATCTGCCGGAACTCCAATAGATCCTGCAGCAGAACCAGTTGTCATGTCCTCCGAAAGATCCATATATCCAAAATTTCCGCCAGATGCTACAGTTAACTCTGCTTCCATTAAAAGATTGAAGTCATCTTTGCTCAATCCAAATTTTTTGGCTTCTTCGCTAAATAGCTGCATGACCCCAAAAAGATTTCCTGTTTTGTATTTCGTTACTCCGGGTGGCAGCTGTTCAAATATCTTTTTGAGCTTTATTATAAAATATTCAAATGGATCGATGCTGCTTTCATTTCCTACTATATTTCCACTAGAATCTATCAACCCGGACCTGAAAGCATTCATCTGACTATATGGCTGGGAAAGAGCATCTGCAAACTTATAAAAATAAAAAGAAGGAATGTATTGGAGCTTTCCCATTTACAATATTTATATGACCGATGTGTTTAATTTTCTGTCAACTCTTGGATCTGTATTTATTTTTTTGTAATCTGCCTCTGGAAAAGATTTTAGATTAAATTCAAGATGTTTAAGAAAAGATTTAAGATAAGAATGTAATTTTGGCTCAAGTTTGAAAAAAAGTATTCTGGCCGAAGTTTCCTCTCCAAATACATTTTTCAATATTATTATGTGATTTATTATCAATCTTTCGCGAATTGACTTCAATGTCTTGTTTTTGTGAATCTTTTGTATTAATCTTTTGACATATTTGATTCTTTTCAAATCATCCATAAATTCATTTTTTCCGGAACATTCCGGATTGAAATAATGATCCTGACAGAAAGTTAAAAAAACTTCTTCTGTCAGGATGTTTTTATATTTTATGGAATTTTTTTTAGGCTCCACAACCACAATCTGAAGATTCGACATTATCTGGAATTATCACCATTTGTACTTTGCGAAGGAAGTTCGGTTGCTTGACGATGTTTATGTTGAGAACCAAACCGTGTCCGAGTTTTTCGGTGATTCCATCAGTAGAGAATCCTGTGTCATCCACATTTGCATATGGAGTCACTCCATAGACACCGATGTAGGGACTGCCATATTGGTATAATTTGATCTTAGTTTCTCCATCTGGAAGACTGTTTGTATGCTGGAAATCAAAGCCAAAATGGTTTAGTTTTTGTTTTACTACATTGAGAACTGAATCAGGGTCAACGAATTCCTTCTGACTCATTGAATAGAGAAGTGCATTAATTGCATCCAATGAACGTGGAAGCTTAATGTTAAAGGTTCCCTTGTCAGTGAGTGTGCTTGGAAGCTTTGGAGCAGATGGATCACCGATAAACAAACCACCACCAATGGTCTGTTCACCAGAATTTTCATAAATTGGTCCGGTAATTTTTAATAATTCTTTGAATTTCATGATCAATTATATTTAGTTAATTTTTTCTTCTTTTAATAATCCATATAAATTTGGATTGTATTTTTTGTTGTTTATTGAACTTAGTATTTTGTCAGAAATTTCTTCTGAAACGGCTTTCCACTTTCCACCCTTGCTCTTGTAGCATTTAGCCGCCCAAGCATTGGCGTAGGCGCTTGGATAGACATCAAACTTTGCTTTAGCTTGTGCAATGCATGAGGACCATTTTTTTGAATCTTTTGGCTTATTTTTCTTTGCCTCATCTAATAATTCTAGTTCCTCTTTAAGCATGGCACTGACTGGCTTTGCGCTCCAGGTTTTGCAGGCCCAATATCTGGCTTTCCACCGTGGTCCTGGATTGTCGCAATTATGACGGGCTCTAAAGTTTTTTCTTCTATTAGGATCATCCCGCTTTATTTCCATGTTGGGATCACCAAAATTAACCTTTACAACATTTCCCTTGTCATTTCTTACATACACCTTGTATTTTTTAACATCGCCCCTCATGATCTTATTCAGTTTCACCTTATGGCCTTCTTCTTCGTAAACCTCTATCTTGTCGCCATATTCGGTATATGCTTCTTCTTCTATGTTGTCAACAAATCCCATGATTGTTTCGGGATCAAAAAATTGTTCAGTTAAATTATCGTTTTCATCAACAAGGCCAACTAATAAATTTCCATTTTCTTCTTTTAGATATTCAACATCAAAGATCTGCCCCGATTTGTTTATAACTATGTCACATGGAAAAAGATTCTTTGCCTCAATTGGAGTAAAATTCATTTTAAAAACATTCGCAACGCTTTCAACAACAAAAGAATTAAAACATTCTTCCATCTCCGTAACACCAGTTTTTACAAATATAGGTTTCTTGCCTTTTCCTTTTACGGATCCTTTTTTACCTCTACCGCTTTTTATCTGTGCTGCTCTTTTTCTTCTTACAAATGATCCAATTTTTTCTTTTCCTAGTTTCTTTGCCTTTTGCCTGCTCAAGCACGCAGAATATGAATCTCCTTCATCTGCATCACCGCACTTTCCAGCTCTTTCTCCCTTAGAATTGTAGCGATCCCATCCAGGCCCACCACCAGCTGATTCCTTGTTAAACCACTTTCCAAGACCAGAATTTGAATATACTTTTTCAAGCAATGGTTTGATTTTCATTTCCAATCCTTGTCCTGTTTCTCGCCTTTTTTATGTCCATTGTCAGATCTGTTTTCAGATTTTTTTCTGATTCTTAGATTATTTATACCGTTTGAACCGCCGTTTCTCAGGGGTCTTTTGTGATCAATGTCCTTGCCATCACCTTTCTTGACTACTCCTTTTTTCATCAATCTTTCTCTTGCTGAAGTTCTTTTTGCTCTTTCTTTTCTTTGTTTTGTTTTTCCATGGTAGTTGCGATATTCCATTTTATAGTCACGCTGATACTTTTCATAGAGATAGGAATTGTAGGCATTCAATACATAAAGGAGCAGTCTTGGATTCTCATTTGCTCTCTCCAAAAGATCTCTGTAAATGAACTTCATATGATCTGAATCTTCATTCAGTATGACCGGATTTGTTAAAAGATCGGCTTCTACTTCTGTTATCAGATCGCTCTTAACCAACTTATCAAGGATAAAGTTGTTTGTCAGTGCCTCAATAAGAATGTCATTCAAAAACACATCCATTCTTTCTTGTATTTCCTGTGTCATCAATTCGGTTTTTTCTACTGGAATTTTTATTGTTTTCTTTCCAATTGTCACGTAGTTATACTGAATTGTATTCAAATCCTTTGGTGAAAATCCTGGAAGCAAGCTGACATTTATGTCAAAATCCATGTTTTGACTAGCATATCCCAATGCAGTGGCCAGCGGATTCATGGAAGCTTGATCCGTAAATAAGCTATTAATATCTGTTTGCTGTGCTGCAGGAGCTTCAGTTTCTTCTACCATTCGTGCAAATTGATTTAGTCTTTGAGATGGTTTTTGTGCTTTTGAGATATTATCAGAACTTGGTCCATTTTTAATTGGTTTTACCGATATTGTTGCAGTTTTGGCAACTTCTGAGAAATAATCATCTGTCATTGGAAATACACCATTTTGAGTTACAAGATGATTTGGAGCCATTGCCGGATCCTTGATTCCATCTCCACGGAATACCATCTTGAGAATTCCCTGAACAAATGAGTCTGCAAATTCAGAAGATTTGTTCACCGCATTCTTCATCAAACCAATTGATTGTTTTCCAAGTTCACTTGCGTAATTTTCAAGTGATGCTAATTTGTTCAAGTTTCCGTTTGCATCAACCATTTTTCCAACAGTTCTTCCTGCGCCATCAACAAGCGGAATGTTTTTCAATTGATCCATCAGAGCCGGATCTTTCTTTATCTGCTCAAAGGCAGCAAGAGAAAGAAGTTTTCCGGAAAATTTGCTACTAATTCCATTTAATCCTTCCATGAAGGATTTCATCTTGGGATCTTTTGAAGCTGCTGCATCAGTTATTGATTGGTTTAGAGCTGCTCCTATTATTCCTCGATATGCTTTTGATTTTTGATCAAACTTGTCCGTAGTTAGCAAAAATTCTCCCCCTGCAGATATCTTGAATTTGTAATCACCGCATTCCATGTCCACATTTCCCTCTGAATATGGACTATTTGTACCATTTTCAACTGTAGAAACTAGGGTTTGAATGCATTGTTCACCTATTTGGGACAAAATTTTTCTTGCCTGAAGGAATGCTATCTTGGTAAAGTCAAATGCATTTGGAGACAATGCTGCATAAGACTGTATTTCTTGTTCGGATGCTCCTGCCTTTATCTTTGCCAGGAATACCAATGCATTTATAACTTGTTGATTGTATGCAGTAGAAGTAAGGGTATTGATTCCAAACAAAGTGCTTAATTTTTCAAAGGTTAAGCTATCAAATGCATTATTGGCTGGTGGTTTTCTTGTCTGCATGAAGTATTCTTGTCTTAGGTCAAACGGAACTTGTGCTAATTGCTCTGGTCCCATTTGTGACAAGGCAGTAAAGATTTCTTCCTTGGACATTTTCTTTACTTGCTTCTTTGGCTTTTCCTCAGCTTCAACTGGTTTTTCTTTTTCTTCTTTTTCCTTTGGCTCTTCTTTTGGCTTTACGCTTCCCTGTTCCTTTTTTTCAGATGTTTTGACATCGCCAAAAAGAAGCTTGGATGCACCAGTTTGCTCAAAATTTTCATTTTTTACATATGCTCTAGCTTCTTCCATTGTCATGGATTGGCCTTTATTCAATACCGTATGTCTGTTTTTGTCAAATGAATCTTTAAAGATTAATTGAATTCTTCCAGATTGGGTCTGTACCGCTAATACTTCCTTTACAAGTTCTTCTTTTGATTTCTGTGTTCTTGGTACTTGTCTGGATCTTTCAGCGCGTTTTCTAGCTGCATCTTTGCTTTTTCTGTCAGTAGACGAAGCAGTGGCTCTTTCTTTTTTCATGGCCTCTCCAGTAGTCCTAAATGAATCTGCCTGGGCTCTGCTTTCTTCTGCCAATTGAAATAGAATATCTTTAAAGTTCATTTAAATTATTTATGATAAAATTATGAGTCATCCAGTGGATTAAATAGTTTTAGCCCCTTATAACTTTTCATGGTACCTTTGGCTACTTTATATAAATTTCCTGCATTTATGTTGTTGTTTTTGGCAAATTCTGATACATTTTCAACATAAAAAACTTCATTTGTGTTGATGTTTTTAAAAGTAGCACCATTGTATAATTTAACAATCGGGGCCTTTGGTTCCTTTTCCTTTATATGCTGTCCAGTCCCCTCCTTTACTTCTCTTAATTCATTTGCCGTCCACCCTTTGTAAGTTTTTCTTTTTCCATTCAACAATTCACAAATTTTAACTGCAGTTAGTCCGTGTTTTTCACCAAATTCTTTCATTCTTTCAAAAAATACTATTTCATTGGTATGAATGTTTTTCAATTTGTAACCATTTTTTTCCTTTGCTGGACTAACCCAATACCAGTTTTTTCCTCTTCTTTCAAAAAATCCACCATGTGTTGCTACAAATTTGGCCCTAAATGCAAAGGCCCGGGAACTGTCATTCATCTGAATCCATGTTTGTGAATTTTTTCTATTCACCTCATCATATACCATTCTTGTTTTACGAATTTCCATTGTGATACCTTTTTATTATTTGTTTTAAATTTTTTATGTATTTTATTGGTTTTCCTTGAAATACTTGTCGAAATCCATCTTCACTTGCTATTAATATGGCAAAGTTGTCAATTACCACACCGGTTCTTTCCTGATACATCAAAGCATATGCAGTTGCCTGCATAAAGTAATTGTCTATGTCCTTTTCCTTTTTTTCTTTGGAGCTTGCCTTAAAATCTATTATTGACAATTTTCCATTATATTCTGCTATGCAATCTGTTCTTCCTGCTAATCCAAGTATCTTTGACCACAATGGAGTCTCTAATGCGGCTATGTTATCTATTTTGTTAAGTTCAGGAAGCAATAAATTAAAAAGAGCCTTTAGATTTGAATTTTGATCATCCAATTCTATTGGCTCATTTTTTAAATATTTTTCTATCAAACTATGAAATTTTGTTCCCCTTGCGGTTACTCGTTTGCTTTCTTCTGGATTTTTTGTTCTCCATTCAGAAAAAAACTTTTGCTTTTCAAATCCAACAACCGTGGTTACGCTTGGGAAATCGCCATCTGGTGTTGAGTAATGGCGTTTGCCATCTATTTGAACTTCCTTCAGATTGACTTCAGGTAATAAATTATTTAAATGTACAAAATTATTTTTAAGAATCACTAATAATAATTATATCATCTTATTCTGTATGATCCAGAATATCTTCCTAAAATTCTTTCAGGTGCAAGACCAATATCTAAGTTTGCAAGTTCTCCCTGAACATTTGCATACATTTGCTCCAAATCAGGAACATTTGCTTTTCTTTTTAAAAGATCTCCAAGAGATCTTGCGGTTCTGCGTGTGTTTTCATCTGGTTCACTGGTTCTTGGAACTGGAATTGGAATTGGAATTGGAAGCGGGGGAGCTATAGGTTCAGGCGAAGGTTCTGGGTTTGGATTTGGAAGAGGCAGAGGTATTTTTCTTGGAACTGGTTTTTTCTCGGGAACAGGTTCACCTTCTGGTGTTGGTTCACCTTCCGGAATAGATTCACCGTCAGTTTTAGGTGGTGTTTTATCTGGAACTGGGGGCAAATCAACTGGTTTTTCAGGAACATCACCATCTGGTTTTGGAAACTTTAATGTATCTGGTATGTCTTGGGGAACATCCGGTTCATCGGGTCTTGGACCTAGTTTTAGATCTGGTCCTTTATCCAAGTCATCAGATTCTGGTTTTGGTTTTCTTACAACATTTCCTTCTACTTCCGGTTCGTTTGGCTTAGGTTTAGGAGGTTCAATTTTTCCAACCGTTCCACTTTCTTCAGAAGTCAATAAACCTTTTTTCATCAAAATATCATCCAAAGGTTTTTTTGCCAATTCTTCTGCCATCTTTTCTGGATCTATTTTTTGAATTACAAATTCCTGAAACTCTGGAAATTTTTCTAGTTGTGGAAATTTATTTACTAAGTCTTCAAAAACTTCTCTTCCAACTCTTCCTTTTGATACCGATTCATACGCTTCCCTTTCCAATAATGCTTCAAATATTTCTCTGGAAGCTTTTTTTGACAATTCTTCTGCAAAGTTTCTTTCAAGTCTTCTTAATAGGGTTTCAAGTGCTTCTCTAGATATTTTTGAAAAACCACCAACTTGCTCAGAAAGCAAAAATCTTTTAACTCTTCTGATTTCTAAAATTGCTTCTAGTATTGGATTGAGCTTTTTCATTTGTTTAATTTTTGCTCTTGTTGTCTTCTATACAAAGAATCTATAAATGTTTGTCTTTGTCTTTCTTTTGCTTGTTCAATTTTTTGTGTGTCTTCTTGCTCCTTTTGATATCTATACTCTGCATTTATTACATCTGCTTGAGGTGTCATTAAATATTTTCCAGAAACATATATTGTTGGAGCTGCAGTTATTGCTAATCCAATTGGGTTTGCTACCGTCGATGTTGCTGCTGCTCCTCCTATTCCCAATGCCGTCATTGGAGTTGCACCTGCACCCACTGCACCGGCTGTTTTTATTAATCCATATCCAAAACCAAAACCTAAATCAGATCCTACAAATTGATATCCTGTTCTAGAATCTGGTTCAAAAGAACCCAGATTTTCTCGTTCCCATTCTCGCGGTAAAAGCGGTAATCCATATTCATCTACAGCCATATCAGCAAGTTCTGCACCAATAAATGCCCCTGGCAAAGCTTGACCAGTTACTTTAAGAGTGTTTAACAACTCTTTTCCTGGTTCAAGTCTCGGTCTTATTAGTCTTTGTATTCTTCCATTGGGTCCAATTGCTTCAAAAGGCTCAGAACTTGAAACTGGACCTAAAAATCCACCTCTTGGTCCTATTCTTTGCAAAACATCTGGATTTTCTGGACCTCTACCGACAACTCTTTCTAATTCTCTTGTTGGCATTCTATTACCAACACCTCTTTCCGAAAAACGGTTTCTAAAATTAGATCTATCAGGTCTTGGTGTAGGTGGTTTGTCCGAAGGAGGTGTTGGTGGTGCTGAAGGAGGCTCTGAAGGTGGAGTCAAAACTCCTCTGCTTTGAAGTCCCGGGGGAGGAACCCATATTGGTCTAAAATAAGTATCTTCTTCTGGTGGTTCTGTTCCAGGAAGATCTGGGTCCATGATGTTAAATTGCCCTCTTTCAATATCTGGATCGAAAGATACTTTGGAAAGATCCTGTGAAAGAGGAACTCTAGCGCTTAAAGGCTGTATGTCCTGCTTCTTTTTTTCCAAATTTCCTGTGGTATATCTTTCGTTTAAGATATTGTATAGCACGGGGGGCAAATTCATTTTTTTTATTTTATGTTGAACAAATTTGATGTTATGTTAGAAGCCTGACCCTTATGCAAGGGATTTTGAAGAATCATCTTGTAGGAATAATTATTTAAGACATTGGAAACAGCTTGCTGCATATTCCTTGAGCTATTTACTATAGCCTCTTTTGTCTCGTAATAATTTGGTTCAACCGTATTTACATGGGATTCCATGATGTTTCTCACGACTCCATTCAAAGAAGACTGAGGTGCTTTTTGTACTGGTTGTTTTCTTTCAAGAAATTCCTTGACTTCCCAATAAAATTGTCTATTTTGTTTATTATCCATGGCTGTAAAATATTTAGATTTACATAAATACTTAAGAAGTATGAAGAAACAGGTACTCCTGTTGAATCAAGACAGTACGCCCCTGAATATCATTACTATTTCCAAAGCTTTCAAGCTTTTGGCAAAGGACAAAGTTTGGGCGGATGAAACATTGAATGAATATTATGAAGTAATTTCAGTATCAAAAATAATCAAAATTCCAAAAATTTTGATACTTAAATATTACGTAAAATTGCCTTTCAAACGAATAGCACCAACAAGAAAAAACATTTTTAAACGTGACAAGTATACTTGTCAGTATTGCGGAATAGATCTTTGCGAAAAAAGCGCAACTATTGACCATATTATACCTAAATCAAAGGGCGGAGGATCAACTTGGACAAATATGATTGCTTCTTGTAAAGATTGCAATTTGTTTAAGGGAAACAGAAGTCCAAAAGAAGCCAAGATGGATATCAAGAACAAACCAAAAGAACCATCATATGGATTCATATTTGATGACATGCTAATTAGTTTTAAGAAAGACAAAAATGCCTAATTATTCTTTTAAATGTGAAGGTTGCAAGCACAAGTTTGAGATATTCTTGAGAATGTCGGAAAACACCAAACCAATCTCAGAACCATGTCCAAAATGCAAAAAAAAGAAAATTGTGAAAGATTGGTCTGAACAAGCCAATTCAGTTGGTTATGACATGTCTTTGACCCCATTGAAAGTAAATGGGAGCGCCTGGAACGAAGTAATAGATCGTGTCAAGAAAGTAGCTCCCCAGAGTATGCAGGACAGACTTGAGCAGTCCCGTACTTTCAATGGTGGACGTTTGGAAAGACACTAAATAATTTTATGAAATATGAACTTCAAAAAATTATAATGAAAAATTGTACTGTATACAATTTTTTATATGAAACCCGGCTTCTTGGACATTTGATGGAAACAGATGATTCTAGAGTGCTTGTTCAGACTAGTGACATCTCAATAATTCCAATTGCTGAATCATTTTTGTTTGAAGGATCATGTTGGCTCGTTGAGAATGATGAATATAAATTGATAACATTGAATGCTTCACCAGAATTTACTCCTTTATATGAATACAAAGTTATCAATCTTGATGAGAATCTTTTGCTTGAATCAGAGACTTAAGAATGTAATAACTGTCTATAATATCCGTCACAGGATTCGTCAAAGATTTTTGCTCAAAGACCGAAACCAAATCGGTCTTTGTCTCTTTAAGGAAGGCTTCGTACATTGCCTGTTTATCGGCGTTTCCCTTGCCTGTGGCGAGTTTCTTAACCTTGGACGGCTCCACGATGGTCACGGGAACGGCGAGCTTGTGGAGCTTGTATTTGAGGATTCCGCAGTTCTCTGCCAGATTAAAAACTCTTCCATGGGATCCGTATGAATAACCTTCAATGGCTACGTCAGCTGCACCAATGCACAAATTTGTGGCCCATTCGGATATGGTATCAAATCTTTCTGTATCGTATGCATATTCCTCAAAGCCTTCTCCATTTATGTTTGGAGCAATCTTTGTGGCAAACTTCTTTGTATTGGTAAGAAAATAGAAAGAGCAATTTTGAAAGCAGAATTCCTGCTTCTCATCAAAAAGGCAGATGGCTGGGCTGGTTATAGAATAGTCAATCCCTACGAGCATATAGAACATATATATTTATACCGTTGCCAGAGATGGTGGTTCCTGAGTAATACGATGGAGATTACTTCGAAGGACTCCAAAAGGATTACGTGGAACTAACCCACCATCCCTGACAAAAATATTTAT